GACGTGTAGGCCGGCGACTTCGGTGTTCAAGCGATCGGGCCCGCGAATCACATATTCCGGGCTTTGCGATCATGTCCTCTATGATGCGCGCTGCAAGACCTTGAGAACCGGCGACCCGGCCGGCGAGTTCACGCTGGCCGCGGCGAACGTGGTCTCGGTCTCCGGGAACGACATCGGCGTCTCCGGCGTCGGCGCGGCTGGCGCCGGCTTCTTCGACGGCGGCTTCGTCAAGACACCGGCCGGCGGCAACGATGACGCGCGGCTCATCCTGGCGAGCTCGGGCGACACGCTCACGCTCCTCCTCCCGTTCTCGGTCGACGTCCTGGGGACCGACGTCGACGTGTTCGCCGGATGCACCCACGACCTCGCGATCTGTTCCTCGAAGTTCGACAACGTCGTCAACTACGGCGGCTTCCCGTTCATCCCGAGGAAGAACCCGTTCAACTCGACCCTCCGCGGCGGCTCGTAGACAATGGCCTATATTCTCTTCCTCATCGTCTACGTCGCGACGTTCGTCATCACCGAGCTCCTCCGGCCGAAGCCAACCTTCGAGGACGCGAAGCCGGCCGGCCTCGGCGACTTCCAGGTCCCGACCGCGACCGAGGGCCGGGTCGTTCCGATCATCTGGGGCCGGGTCAAGATCTCCGGCCCGAATGTCGTCTGGTACGGCGACCTGATCGCGGACCCGATCACCGAGAAGATCAAGACCGGCCTCTTCTCTTCCACAACGACGACGACCGGCTTCCGCTACAAGATCGGCCTCCAGATGGCGCTCACGCGCGGCCCGGTCGACCTCCTGGTCAACATCCGCAACGACGAGAGCTTCGCCTGGGGCGTCGACGCGCCGAGCGCCGACACGCCGGTCGTCCCGACCGACGCCGGCGCGGTCTACAACATCGACGAGCCGGGCTTCTTCGGCGGCGAAGAGTCGGGCGGCGGCGGCGGACTGGTCGGCGGCGGCCGGATCTTCCCAGGCTCCGAGACCCAGGCGGTCTCGGGCTACCTGGCGGCGTTCCAGGTCCCGACGCCGGCCTACCGCGGGACGTGTTTCATCACCTGGGAACAAGGCGAGATCGGTCTCACCCCGAACATCCGGCCCTTCGAGTTCGAGATCCAGCGGATCCCCGACGGCCTGGATCTGGCGACCTTCCAGCCGGGCGACGAGGAGATCAATCTCGGCACGAACCCGATGAACGTGATCTTCGAGATCCTCAATAATTCCGAGTGGGGCCTGAACATCGGCGCCGGCAACATCAATGTCGCGGCCCTTCGGGTCATCGCCGCCACGCTCAAGACCGAGGGGAACGGCTTCGCCTGGGTCTGGGATCGGAGCCTCGACGTCCTCGAAGTGATCCGCATGATCGAGGAGCAAGTGGACGGCGTTCTCTTCATCGACCCGGTCTCGGGCTTCTACGACTTCAAGCTCATCCGCTTCGATTACACGCCAGGGACCCTTCCCGTCCTGGACGAGACGAACGTGACGGTCTTGTCCCGCTTCCAGCGGCCGGCCTGGGCGACGACGACGAACATCGTGACGGCCGAGTTCACGGATCGCCGCAAGAACTACACCCAGAGCTTCGCCCTCGCTCAAGACATGGCGAACGTCGAGATCGTCCAGGCGGTCAATTCCGGCGGGCTCAAGTTCCCAGGCGTCAAGGATCCGACCCTGGCGAACGCGCTCGCCTGGCGTGAGATCCGCCAGCTCTCCTTCCCGGCCGCGACCGGCCAGCTCACCGCCGACCGCTCCCAGTGGGACCTCGTCCCAGGCGATGTTCGCGAGCTCACCTGGGGCCGGCTCGGGATCACGCTCCTCCCGATCCGGATCACGAAGGTCAACCGCGGCGAGATCCTCGAGAACAAGATCAAGATCGACTTCGCCCAGGACATCTTCTCGGCGAACCCCGGAACCTTCTCGGATCCGATAGACACCGGCTGGCAGCCGGTCCCGACGGTCGCCCAGCCGAGCCTCCGCGAGCGTCTCTGGGAGGTCCCCTTCCAGCTCTCCCTCGACAACGAGCGACACCTGGCCGTGATCTCATCCAGGAACGGCGGCCTCCACACGAGCTTCGACGTCTACGCGGACCGCGCCGGCGGCGCCGTCTTCGTCTTCGAGGGAACCGAGAACGACTTCACGCCGACCGCGCTCCTCACGGCCGCGCTCGATCGAGATCTCAACGGCCCGCCCCACTTCCTCGTCGACATCAACATCGACGGCGTCAACGACGTCCTCCTCGACGAGCTCAACACGAACGGCTCGACCACGGTCGACTCGGCGAACCCGGTCAACATCTTCCTCATCGACGAGGAGCTCTTCTTCTACGAGTCGGCGATCGACGGCGGAGGCGGGACGATCACGCTCGAGAATTGTCACCGCGGAACCTTCGACACGGTCCCGGCCGATCACGCGAACAACGCGGTCGTCTGGTTCATCGGCCTCGGCCTGGGCTTGATGCAACGCGCCGGCCCGTTGCCGGCATCGGTCACGATCCCCCAGGTCAAGATCCTCCCGCGGACGGTCCGGAACACGCTCGACATCGGAAGCGCCGCGGCCCTGGGGACCACGGTCGGGAACCGGGTCGCCGCTCCGATCCCGCCGGGCTCGCCGCTCCTCAACATCGACCTCTTCGTCGACGAGAACTGGACCCGCCAGGTCGGGACGCTCCGCTTCACCTGGAACACGCGGAACAAGTTCACCCAGGACTTCGACACCAAACAGGACGACCCGGATCTCACCCAGCCAGGAACAACCGGCGGCCACGTCACGATCCGCCGCGTCGACACGACCGCGATCGTCATCGACCAGGTCAACATCTTCTCGGACGAGTTCGTCGTCACCGACTTCATCCCGCAAGCGAGCCCAGGGATCCCCGACGAGCTCGACTTCTTCGCCGTGATCTCGAACCGGACGACCTCCGGGATCGAGTCCCAGGCGAGCCAGACGGTCGACTTCGAGGTCTTCGGCTTCGGCCTGGACTTCGGCGGCGACTTCGGCGGCGACGCGAACCAGGCGAACACCGGCGTCGTCCTGGCCCAGGGCGCCCCGCCGTTCGTCCCCGAGCCGATCCCAGGATCCGGGCTCGATCGCGAATGGTCGATCGACATCGTCGGCATCTTCAACGCGGCCGACGAGCGCCGGCTTCTGTTCACCGTGTTCGACTCGCTGGCGTTCGAGTTCGTCAACTTCGAGATCGACCTCGACGGCGGGATCCAGACGACCCTCACCGAGTTCGCCCAGAAGCTCGAGGCGGATCTCCTCACGTTCCTCGTCGACCGGCCGTTCACGATCACCAGGATCGGGACCCAGGTCCGGATCTCGACGCGCTTCGGCGACGTCTCCTTCCGCCAGGACTCGATCGGTCTCTCGCCCGGAGGTCTCCAGCCCTCGATCAATCTCAAGCAAGACGCCGCGGCCTCCTCGGCGCCGATCGCCCAGACGGTCTACATCGACTTCTTCGAGAACATCGACGACCCCGTGAGTCCTGGGAACACGATCGACATCTTGAGCCCGACGAACGACCCGGCCTTCTTGAACGCCGGCTTCGACCAGATCCTCTTCAACATCGTCCCGCTCACCTTCGAGACCGAACAAGCTCTCGGCGGTCCGAGCGACCAGGTCAACATCTTCGCGACTCGAGCGGCCATCCTCGACACCTACTCGGAGACCTTCCAGGAGTTCTACGACGCGCTCCAGGTTCACCCCTTGAGCGCCTTCTTCACGGTCTCCGGCCCGCTCGCTCTCGTGACCGGCTTGACCTTCCCGATGAACCGCGCGGCGATCGTCCTCACGGCGAACGACAACTTCCGGATCGGTCCCCAGTTCTTCGAGACCCAGGCGACCGGCGGGCCGGCGTTCCCGCCGTTCAAGCTCCTCGTGAAAGAAGGGACGCCTCCGGTCCGCGGAGATCTCGCGGGCCTGGCCCAGGTCATCCTCACCGGCGCCTCGGGCCTCGCCGGCTCGTTCAACGTGACCGGCTTGATTTGGTCCGTGACGCTCGACGGGACCGTGTTCGCCGAGACGGTCCTCACGCCTGGCGGATCCGCCGAAGTCGTCGACGCCCAGAACGCGCTCCTCACCGCGATCGACGGGACCGGCAACTTCGACGCCGTCCTCAACCAGGAGAGCTCCTTCTCGTTCTCTTACTTCATCCAGCGAAGCGTCACGAACACGGCCTTCGAGGCTTTCAGCGACGCCGGCTTCGGCCTTCGTGTAGAGTTCCGAGACATAAGCCCATAGGAGGGCCGACCAATGCCACAGACCCCGCTCCCGAACATCGGCGTCAATTACGAATACACGCTGGGGACGAACGACTGGAAGAACGGCGTCGACTCCGCCTTCGTGATCCTCGACATGAACGCCCAGGCGTTCGTCATCGACCAGCGGACGGCCGAGCCTGGAGCGCCGGCGGTCGGCGACTCCTACCTCCTCGGCCCAGGCGCTCCGACCGGGACGAACTGGGGCTCGGATAGCGGCGCCGTCGCCGGCGCGGTCGCCGTGTTCACCGCGGTCCCAGGCCAGCCCGACGCCTCCGACTGGTTCTACATCGCGCCGCGTGAGGGCTTCCGCTTTTACGATCGGACGATCAACCGGATCCGCGAATACGTCGGCGCCTGGTCGATCATCAACGGCGTCGAGAAGATCACCGCCGCGTCCTTCGAGCCGACCCTCGACAATCGCAACGGGACGGTCCTCATCGACAACGGCGCGCACACGCTCAACATCCCGGACGAGGCGACGATCCCGTTCGTCATCGGCGACGATCTTCACTTCATCAACCAGAACGCCGCGGCGATCACCGTCACCGATGACGCCGCGGTCGGTTATGCTACCGGCTCCCAGAACCTCGTCGTCGCCGGCATAGCGGCGAACGCTCACGCGAAAATCAGGAAGACGGGCGTCGACGAGTGGTTCGTCCTTTTCAATGAAACCCTTCCCACTTAGGAGAACGACATGAGCCAGAACCTCCAGCTCCAGAAGACCGTCAACATCCACTCGACCAGGATCCGACACCGCCGGCGCCTGGTCGTAGCCGATAGCCGCTTCTCGAGCCGTCACCCAGGTCTCGACAACTTCCTCATCCGCGAGGCGATCCGCGCGATCGCGACGCCGCTCCGCCTGGCGAACGCGCTCACGGTCGTCGCCGGCGGAACCGGCTATTCGATCGGGGACGTGTTCAGCATCACCGGCGGAACCGGCTCGGGCGGCGAGGGTATGGTCACGGCGGTCGCGGCTGGCGTGGTCACGGCGGCGAAGATTATCAACGGCGGCGCCTACACCGTGGTCCCAGGCGCGGCGGCGGCGACGGTCCACATCCGGATCAAGAACGGCGCCACGCCGGCAGGCGATGACCTCACGGTCACGAGCTCGCTCACCGCGGCGGTCGTCGGCGTCACCGGCCAGGAGCTCCTCTCGGGGATCCGGGCCCAGGAAGACGTCGGCGGGACGGTCCCGATCATCACCAGGGCCCGCCACTTCCGGGATCCGCTCCAGACGTCGGTCGACTACACCGACAACGGCGTCCCGATCGTCTAACCCTCGGGCGCCTCTTCGTCATCTACTGGCTCCGCGCCGTAGAGCGGATGATCTCTCGGAATTACTCCGAAATGATCGCAGGCGCAACAACCGCCGGGCTCGTTATCGCACCACGGGCAAGGCTTGAAGGGCGGATTGTCGTCAAGAATCACGCGGAGGATCCCAGGCGCGGAGGATCCCGACGTCCTTCTTGAGGAGAGCCTGGCGCATCACATACGGCGCCGGCGCCTTCCCCGCCTGGCGGATCGCCTGGCACAACCAGCCGAGATCCGTCGGCGAGAAGCCCGAGAGCCCGACGATCACGTGGCCGAACGTGACCTCGGCGTGGATCTCGAGGTCCTCCTGGGCGTAGATCCAGGCGACGAACTTCCTCACGTCGTCATGTTGAATCGCCGACGAGCAGGCATTGACGCGGATCGGATCCGGCTCCGGCCTGGGATCGCCGAAGACCTTCCCGGCCGGCTGGCCGAGACCGAGATCCTCCGGCGAGTTCGGCTTCGGCTCCTCGTCGCGGTCGTCGATCGGCGGCTTCGGCTTCGACTCCTGGAAGAGCTCCTCCTGGTCGTTCTCAGAAGGGCGGGACGTCGTCATCATAACCTCCCGGCCTCAAGGCCTCCGGCTCATGAGCGGGCTCTGGCTCGGCCTGGTCGCGATTCTGGGCGCTTCGCCCGGATCGGTAGCAACTCGGGCAAGTCGTCATCCAGTTCGCGCCCTTGAAGGTCTTCTCGCAGGTCTCGCAGGTCTGGTCGATCTGGCAACGATGGCGCTGTTGCGTTCTCGGGTCGAGCGGCGTCCAGCGGCCGTTCTCTTCTTGCCACTCGATCGGCGCCTGGCAGTCCTTACAATTCGATCTCGACATCCTCTTCTCCTCGTTCTTGTGAAGTTTATCTCGTGTTGTAGTTCATGGCCTGGGAGCGAGAGGGAGGGCAGCCCGAGAACTCCCGAACGGATCGAGATCTCGGACTCCCTCACATGACCCGGTCGGTCGATGGTCGGGCCGCCGGCGGTTCAAGCTCGCGCTCCGGCGTTCGCCTCGCTCTGGTCTCCGCTCTTCCCCGAGTAGACCGTGACACCCAGGCGCTCGCGTTAGCCGCTCACCTGGGCGGGCCGGAGTTCTTGCGGGAAGGAGGGCTTCGTGAGACTATCGCGTCGCCCGGTCGTCTTCCTGCAAAGACAACGACCGAAAAAAAGGCCCCGCCGGATCCTGATCCCGCGGGGCCGTTATTTTTACGCCGACGCGATGCCGGCGTCAAGTTTAGGCGCCCACGCGCCGTTCCGCTTCCTCCTCTCGTCTCATGTCATCGAGCTCGCGCTGGTGTATGTCGAACAGTTGGAGCTCGGCCTCGGTCGCCTTCTCGCGGTCGATGACCTTGATGACCTTCTCGCCTTCGCAACGCTCGCACGAGACATCATAGTCGCCGCGGAAGTAGGCCTCCTCGAAGTCTGGGTCGTCGCGGAACTCCTCCGGCGAGATACCGTTCCCGTCGATCGCGGGATTGACGTGAGAGCCGGCGCCGCGGCACCGCGGACACAACTCGAACTTCGCCGGGATGGCGAGCTCGACCTCGTCGCCCTGGTCGGTCCAGACCGTGAGCTCGATCGTCGGCGCGCTCACGAGCCTCTCCGATCGCGGCTGATCTCGATCAACTCGACGCCGCCACGGTTCCGGAGATTGTGATCCGCGTGAGGTAAACACATGACATAGACGTTCCGGCCGTCGTGTTGATGGAAGACAACCTTCGCGCCAGGTTCGCCACACTCGACGAGCTCGTGGGTCACTGGATTCTCACCGAGGGCCTCCTGGCAACGACACGCGCCGAGATCAATCGCCGCGGCGCTCACGAGCCTCTCCGATCGCGGCCGATCTCGATCGCCTTGACCCCGCGATCGCCGGAGATCAAGAAGATCTTCTCGATGAGCGCGCGGCCGGCCTGGCAGCCGTCGACCTCGATGAGTTCGTCGAGCTTCTCCTCGAGGCGCCGGCAAGCCGCCCGGAATTGTCCGCGCGTGAAGGCGGCCTCGTGGTGGATTATGAGCTCGTCGACGTTCATGTCTCGGGGCGTGTTCTTCATGTCGTTTCTCCTCGTTGTTTCCATTGGTAGTTCTTCGGCTCGATGGCGCCTTCCCAGCGGAAGCCGCGCGCCTCGAGGTCGAGCTGGCGCTTGTGAGTCGCCTCGATCGTCTCGCCCAGGATCGAGCGGAAGATCCAGTTCCGCGGAGCTCGTGGCCGAGCGCCGGCGGGCCCGTTCTGGGGCCGCGACCAGAGCTCGATGAGCGTCTTGTCGGCGTGGCAGCGCATACGCGCGGCCGTGTTCGCTTGTGTCTTCCTCATGATGCTCTCCTCGGCTCGTTTAGCTCGCCCCAGTTCTTCTCCTGGCGCTTCCAGGCGCCGGCGCGGCGCTTCCTGGCCTTCATCATGACCTCGGCCTGGGAGTCGCCCCAGATCGCCTCGGTCGTCGGTCCGTAGTGGTTCCCGTCCCGCGTGTTGTGAGTGAACGCGACGAACGGCTTCGGCTCCGCGCTCCAGATAATCGCGTCGGGCGCCTCGGTCCAGGAGACCTCCCGGACGTCGATCTCGTAGCCGATCCAGCGGCCCCAGCGGTCCAGGAGATCGAACGCCGTGACCTCACGGTCAAGCTCCGATGTCCCGGTCGACTTCCACTTCTTCATGATTGTCCTCCTTCGCGAATCTCTCGCGCTGCCATGACCAGGGCCCGGAACGGCGACGGCCGCTTCGATCCCTGGATCCGATTTAAGTGGACCCAGATCCCGGCCCAATAGCCGAACATCGCGAACTTGTAGCGGGCGAGCGAGTCGATCGCCTTCGTCGCGGCCTCCTGGATCTCGTGGTCGATTTTGTCGTGTCTTGTCTTCATGGTCGTCCTCCTGGTTCACAGTTCCGGGCGCCGACTGGGCGCCTGGTCAAAGTTCGTGATCGAGCTCGTGACCGTCTCGATCGTGGCGGTCTCCACGCCGGCGTCGACCTGGTCCTGGATCCGACGCTTCAAAAAGGCGGCGCGATCGTCGCCGTGTTCGGACTTGTAGCGGGAATGATTGACGGCGATGTTCGTCGAGTCGGCGGACTCGAAGCGCGTGAGCTCGCCGAAGATGCCGAGGCCCCTCATCAAGTGGATCCACGGCCGGCGGTTGTAGTCGCGCTCGACCTGGTCGAGGACCTCGGACGCCTCGCGGATCCGCGCCAGGTAGTCGGCGCGCTTTCGCTGGACGTCGAACTCGGCGCAAGATCCGAAGCCGACGAAGTTCATGAGCCGCGCCTGGGTCTCGAGGAACTCGAGCGACTCGTTCAAGTGCCAGATCGACATCGTCCGCTCCGGGTAGTCGGCCAGGCCTTCACGAAGCGCCCAGGAGATCTCGAAGATGTTCTCGCGCTCGGATCCCTCGATCACGTCGGGGACCACGGCGACCGCCTGGGAGCTCATCGCCTGGGCCGAGTTCGCCCAGGCCCAGAACGCCTTCCGGTCGATCGCGCCGCGGCCCTGGCGCCAATGAGTGAAGGCGCCATTGTCGAGGACCAGGATCTCGTCCTCGCCGACGAACTCGATCGCCCGGCCGAGATCTCGAGGATCCGCGTGAGACACGCAAAACGACGAGCCGGCCAGGGACGGGAAGAGCGCCTTCGGCGTCACCGGAGTCCCGACGACGATCCGGCGCTTGAAGATGGACGGCTTCACGAGTTCACGCTCGGAAGGCCTCGAAGATCATCGAGGTCAACTCGACGCGACCGTTGAAGAGCTCGGCCTTCCGATGAGCCTCGTCCCAGGAGACGGCGAAGGCCTCCTCGCGATTCAACGAGACCCAGGCCTCGCCCGCTTTGCCGGTCCAGAAAAACGTCTGGCCGGAGAGATTAGCCTGGAGGATCCAGGCGCCGGAGAACTTAGACATGATCGACCTCCTCGGTCGTGTGATGAAGAACCTCGACCTGGACCGGAGGCATCGACACGTCGGTCGAGACCATAAGAACCAGGAGAAGGAAGAGGCGGAAAATTTTGCGGGTTTTGTCCATGTGTTTATTGTATCGGATCCGGATACAGGAAGCGTGAACCATGTCACAAAACAGGCAGCCCGGCCCAATAAAATCAACGCTTTCAGCAACTATCTTCCGGATTATGTCAAAACCAGGCATTTGGAAGGATCCAGGCCTGGCGGGGCCTCGGGCTTGCGCGTCGGTAGCGTCTCGGGCTACACTCGCCGGACGACAACCAGGAGATCCACATGAAGACCATCACGCTCCGCCAGGCCAGGATCGACTCCGGACTCACCGCCGAGGCGATCGCCGACAAGGCCGGCATCCATCGGACCACGCTCCACAGGATCGAGGCCGGGATCATGCTCCCGAAGCGCGAGATCGCTCGCCGGCTGTTCACCGTTTACAACGGCCGCGTCCCGCTCGGCTCGATTTACGATCCGATCTTCGCCGGCGAAGTGAGGGCCGCGCCATGAGCCGGATCCTCAACATCGAACCACGCGAAGGCGCTCTTCCCTGGCGAGCTCATCCCTCGGCCGAGACTACGATCGCCGAACTCGAGCGCGCGGTCCATGAACTCGACCTGGACATCTTGAAGACGAACACGGACGAGATCCTCCTCGTCCAGACCGAGAAACAGATCCGCGACGGCGTTCCGCCGCCGATGACCGACGAGCTCGCCGAGGTCATGTTCGGCGTCGACTCGGTCGTCACAACCGTCGAGGAGTCGGGGACGTACCCGATCATCACGCCAGGCGGCGCGATTTAGTTCACGCCAGGCGGCCGTCACGCTGGCGGGATCCGTGAGGGATCTCTGGGGCGGTCTCCTGGTTTTTTTTTGCTCTCGTGAGGAGAAGCCCATGATCTCATCGTCCGATGTTCCCGCGTGTCCCGCTTGTGGATGCCGCGAAGTTCACCCAGTCACCCGACCGCCCGAGAGGAGCGTCATCGAGAAGCTCGCCGACGACATCGCCGCCGAGCCCGAGACCCTCCAGACCTTCTACGCCTGCCGGAATTGCGGCCGGGATAATACCGAAGCCTGGAAGGCGGTCCAGCCGGCGCCGGAACCGAAGCCCGTGATCGGCAACCCCGAGCCGACGATCGACGCCGAAGCTCATCGCCTCGGCATTGCCGCAACCGACAACGGGAGATCGACATGAACGAACCGACCGACATCTGGATCGACGCGCGAGTCGCGAACACCCTCCCGGTGCACAAGGACGAGGAGCTCGCCGAGCGAGGCGTCGACCAGGCCCACTACATCCACGAGGCGAAGGTCAAGCAACTCCTCCGCCAGGCCGGACCGCCAGGCGAGGCCGTCATCCAGATCGCCGCGCTCGTCGAACAAGTCGGCGACGTTCGTGAGGATCGTCTGGTCGTTCTCACGAACCTCGGCCGGATCCTCGAGCGGAAGGCGCTGGACTGGGTCGACATCGACCTTCCGGATCTCGAGACGTGAGGACCTGGAAGGGAGCCGCCCGAGACGTCGACAAGGTCTTCCTCTACTTCATGGCGCACGTCGACAAGTTCTTCACCGAGGACCACGTCGCCAGCCAGGTCAAGGTCGGCCGCCGGCGGACCCGGAAGATCGTCGCCTGGCTCGTCGCCGAGGATAAGCTCGAGGCGATCGACACCGTGAGCTCGATCGGCTGGGGCCGGCCGAAGAAGATGTTCCGCTCGATTCGCGGCGGCAACGGGGACACGCTGGCCCAGCTCGAGGTCTTCCGCGACAAGTTCGCCGCCGCCGGCTTCGGGGATCCCTACGGATGAGCCGCTCGAAGATTAACGCGACCATGACGCCGGCGACGAAGGCCTCGGGCGAACGCCTGGCGAAGACGATCGAGAAGTTCCTCCCGCCTGGTCACGGCTTCGCTCTGCTGATCTTCGAGTGGGGCCCCGACGGGATGCTCTCCTGGATCTCGAACGCCGAGCGCGACGACATGATCGCGACCATGAAGGACTTCATCGCCGCCAGCGAGGGCCGCGCCCTGGATCCGCCGGCGAGGAAGCAATGAGCGCGCCGGCTCCTCGCTGGCGCTGCCATGATTGCGACGCGCGCTTCGCGACGCCGTCGTTCTCCGAGGGCCCGAAGACCTGGGACGACGATCTCAAGAAGGTCGTCCGCTTCCGTGAGTCGCTTCTCTTGTGTCCCGAGTGTCTCTCGACGAACCTCGCCGGCTCGGCGAACCCGGCGCCGTTCACGCCGATCCAGGTCGTCCGACCGTGACCCGCTACTACAAGCTCGACGAGAGCCAGCGCCAGCTCACGATCCGGGCGCTCGCCGTCCAGGGCCTACGGAACCCAGGCTTCGCCGCCGCGAGTCGGGAGGCCGCGCTCGAGCTCGAGGGCGGCGCCATGTTCGACTCGTTCACGAAGCTCCTCTCGGATCTCGTTGGGTCGGTGCCGGGAACGTGACGGTCATCGACAAGCGGACGCCGACCGAGCGATTCTACGGCCCGCTCCGGAAGATCCGCGGCCTCACAATGGGCCAGTCGAAGTTCGCCCGCCCTGGTCACGGATCCGCCGAGCTCCGGCTCGAGTGTGGTCACGTCAAATACGTCAAGAACTCGAAGGTCCCGGACTTCCGAACGCGATGTCGCGAGTGTGGGACGTGACCGAGAAGCGCGAGATCCCAATGTTCGAGAACGAAGCGATCGAGCTCCTCGGGCGGAAGCTCCAGCCGGAAGGCTTCTATGTCGTTCCCCAGGTTCCGAACTCGACCGGCGCCGGCTTCAAGCGGACCGCCGACGCGATCATGGTCCAGACCTGGCCGTCTCGAGGCCTGGCGCTCACCGGAGTCGAATACAAGCGGAGCCGGAACGACTGGAGTCGTGAGCTCCGCAACTGTGAAAAGGCCGAGCCGGTCGCCGCTTATTGCCACTACTGGCTCGTCCTGGCGCCGAAGGGCATCGTCCCGCTCGGCCAGGTTCCGCCGGCCTGGGGCCTCTACGAGTTCGACGATCGCGATCGGCTCTTCCGCACGAAGCCGCCGCCCCTCCAGGATCACGTCAAGGATCTCGACCTGGGCTTCCTGGCCGCCGTCCTTCGAGCCGCCGAGCGCGTGAACCGGAACAACGCCGTCCTCGAGACCGATCGGCGTGAGCTCGAGGCGAAGTTCGCGGAGCGACTCGACGCTCGCGTTCTGGAGCGAACCAGGGAACACAAGAAACTCCTCGAGAACGTCATGGTCTTCGAGGAGGCGAGCGGGATCAAGATCCGCCGCGGCTGGAGTCTCGACACCCTGGGCGAGAGCCTGGCGATCTTCCTCAAGGATCCGGACCAGTTCCGCGACCGGCTCCGCCGCGATCGTTACCAGCTCGAGCGGATGATCGAACTCACCGACGAGATCCTGGGCTCGTGACATGAAGACGACGACCTTCGAGCCATCACATTGTCCGACTTGTGACCGGGCCTATAACTCGGTCACGCATCCGACGGCAGACTTGAGTCCGCGACCTGGTGACGCGACGATTTGCATCGGCTGCCAGGACGTCTTCATCTTCGACTCGGATCTGAATCTCCGCAAGCCGACCCAGGCCGAGCTCCTCGGGCTTCCGCTCCTCGAGCTCTCGAAGTATCAACGCGCGCTTATAGTGGCGAAGAGCCGCGGCGATCGACTATAGTCGCAGGACGCGCTACACTCTCCGGGTCACTTTGCAGGAGGACAGCATGAACAACCGAACCGAAGGCGGCCCCGTCGCCGTCATACCCACACCCGAGTCGGATCAACGCGAACTCGTCACACAACAACCCGCCGGCCAGATCGTCCAGGTCCGCTCCGCGTTCGACATGGCGCCGCAACAATTCAAGGCCGGCCTCGATCGTCGCAAGAAGAACCGCGACGCCCTCATGGACTGGATCCGCGAGTCCCTGGTCGAGGGGACCGACTGGGGCCGGATCCACGTCGTCAAGAAGGAGACGTGTCCCGATGGGAAATACTGCTCGAACTCCTACCACTTCTCGAAGCCGTCGCTCTGGAAGTCCGGCGCGGAGAAGATCGCCGGCATGATGGGACTCCGCTCAACCTGGCCGAACCTCGACGAGGAGATCGAGCGGATCCGCCAGGGCGCGGAGGTCGTCATCCTCAAGGCCCAGCTCCTCGACATCAACGAGGCGGCCGTCTCCGAAGGCGTCGGCGCTCGCAGCCTCGAGGCCGACTTCAAGGACATCAACAAGACGCTCAAGATGGCGAAGAAGAGCTCGCTCATCGACGCCGTCCTCAACGCCGGCGGACTCTCCGAGGTCTTCACCCAGGACGTCGAGGACATGAAGCCCGAGAACTTCGACCAGGGCGGCTCCGATCCATACCAGTCCGGCGAGGATCGGGTCGACTCGGCCATGCCGGCGCATAGCGGGAAGCCGCTCTCGACTCATTGCCCGATCGGCAAAGAGTGGCGGAACGTCCCCTGGGGCGAAGTCGACGAAGGCTTCCTTCGCTGGATCATCGACAAGATCGACGACAAGCCCGACCTCGTCGCGCGCGCGAACCAGGAGCTCGGGAGCCGATCCGTCGAGACCACGGAGGCGACCGATCGCCGGCGTGATGCTAAAGTCGGCAACGGATCGACCCAGAAGAAGCTCTCGGATTATGCTCGAGACATCACCCAGGCGACCACGATCGACCAGCTCACGATCATCCGGGACGACCTCCCGGCCGACCTCGAGCCGTCGCTCCGGACCTACCTCGCGACACGCGAGTCCGAACTGGGACCGAATTCATCAACCGGCGCGTGAGGCGCCAGGAGGACAGCAACATGGAACTCTCAACACAACGATCGCTCGCCGTGGCCGAGCTCACCCCTATCGTCACCGACATCGCCGCCTTCGCCGGCACGATCGAAGGGCTCGACGTCACCGACGAAGAGACCCAGGGCCAGGTCGGCGACCTGGTCAAAATGATGCAACACCGCCGGCGCAAGATCGAAGACAAGCGCGAGAGCCTGGTCAAGCCGCTCAACATAGTCGTCCGCGAGATCAACGCGCTCTTCAAGCCGCCCCGTGATCGGATCGACGAGATCGTCAAGATCGCGAAGACGAAGATGAACCGCTTCGCGACGGCCCAGGTCGCGATCGCCGACGAGAAGCGCCGGCAAGAACGGGCCCAGGCGGAGAAGGAACGCAAGGAGGCCCAGGACCTCGCCGACGCGCTTCGCAAGAAGGCGCGCCAGGACGCCGTCGTCGTCGCCGACGTCGTGATCGAAGAGGCCGAGAAGAAGGTCGAGGTCGCCGCGAAGCCGGCGAGGGTCGCCACGACCCGCGGCCAGGAGTCGAGCGTCATCGTGACGAAGACCTGGAAGGCCGAGGTCGTCGATCTCCTCGAGCTCGCGAAGGCGGTCGCCGAGGGCCGGCTTCCGACTCACATGATCGAGCCGAACATGCGGGCGCTCCAGGATCTCGCGCGTGAGCTCAAGGATCCGGGAACGGTCAACGGCGTCCGGATCTATCAAGACATTTCGACGAGCGTCCGATGAGCGGCGTCACGAAGGGCCAGCTCGAAGCCCAGAACGCCGAGCTCCTCGAGGTCGTGAAGAAGCTCGAGGTCCAGAACGCCGAAACGATGGCGCTCGCGCGCCGATCTCGCAATGACACCGACGCCATCCACGCCGCCGCGGACTGGTTCAAGCGCCAGCGCGACATGATGATCGGCTTCATCCAGGCCGGCCAGATGTTCGACAAGATCGGGCCGAACTTCGACTCGCTCACCGGGAACACGATCCAGCGACCCAGGACCCGGACCGACGAGTTCCTCGACAAGATGAGCGAGAACCCGGAGCCCGTGAACACGGTCTCGAGGCGCTTGTGAAGACCGTCATCAAGCCTGGTATCCTCGGCGCGGACGTGCGCGCCGACTACCAGATGACCGTCGACGAGCCGGCCCACGAGATCCGGATCATCGACGAGGACGCGGGGAACATGAGCGTCACCAACGACCTCGAGCGGGTCTTGTGCGACGTCGCGTTCAACGTCGACGAGCCGCTCGACGCCTACTCGATCCTCTACCGCGACTCGACCGGGACCTGGGACCGGATCATCGTCACGCCCCACGAGACCCTCGCGTACACCTTCGACGTCACCGTTCGACCTGGGCCCGAGCCCTTCGAGAATCGCGACATGATGACGACGCCTTGAGTGTCTCCGCGCTCTTCTCCTGGTTCTGGCAACCGCCGATCGACGGCCAGCCGGGCCTCATGATGATCGTCGACGATCACCCAGGTCCCCAGGCGCCCGGCGTCGCGTTCATCGGCGAGGACATCGTCGAGATCCTCCAGGACATCGAGAGCAAGATCCCGAAGGACGTCCAGCTCTACCAGCTCCGGATCTACGCCCGGAACATCTTCGGGCTCTGGGTCCAGCTCGAGGCGAACATCCTCGGCCGCCAGATCAACCGCAAGGCGCCCGAGTTCAGCCAGGGCGAGCTCGCCCAGCTCTGGGAAGCGCGCGAGGTCGAACCGTGAACGGCTGGACCGTGGCCGCCTTCCTGGTCGGCTGGATCCTGGGCGTCGTCATGTCCTACCGGAAGGTCCGCCGGTCCGAGCGGATCCAGAAGATCGCGGCCGACGTCATCGCGAAGCGGATCTTCTCGTTCCTCGAGGACATCGGCGTCATCAAGATCACGATCACCGAGGACGGCGAGAAGACTATCGAGACCGGCGAGGAGGAGCTCGCGAGCTTCAAGGATCTCCTCGACGCGGCCCACGACAACGGCGGGCGAAAGCACTAGCTCCGATCGTCCAGGCGTCCTCCTGGGACGTCCGGAGGCGCGGCGGATCCTCGTCGCGTAAGATGGCCCCGCCCGCCCCAGGGAGACGGGCGGGGTCTTTTTTAACTCAACATAATCGAGGGGAAGTTCATGAAAATCCACAAGAAACGGCTCAACCTGGTCGGACCCATTGGTAGGGGCCTGCGGCGATCTCTCGTCCTGGGGCTTCTCATGGCGTCCTTTTGGACGTCTGGCGCCTCCTGGGCCTCGAAGTCGCGGGATCTTCCGGATCCAGGCCAGGAGCAACGCCAGACCCAGGACCAGGGCCAGACCCAGGAACAGCTCCAGGGCCAGACCCAGGGCCAGGACACGACCGTCATCACGTCCGCGACCGCCGGCATCGAAGCCGGCGCCGTCAACGTCACGAATGTCCGCGAGGCCCAGGGCGACTACGAGGTCAAGTTCCGCAACAACCCGAACGTCTACACGAACCCGCCAGCGCCGACGATCCCCTGCTATAAGACCGGCGGCGCCGGCGCATCCGGCGGCGGGCTCGGGATCTCGCTCGGCGGCGGCAAGGTCGACGAGGAGTGCGTGAAGCGCGAGAACATCCGCCTCGGCGACGCGATCGGCATGACGACCCAGGCGCGCTTCGCCTGGTGCAACCTGGACAACAACCTGGCGATCTTCGAGTCGGTCGGTGAGTGTCTCACCGCGAACACGTCGGCCGTCTCGCCCGAGTATCAGCTCCTCCTCCACGAGAAGAACCGGATCGAGCGAGAGCTCCGCGAGACCCAGACCGTGATCGCCGCCCGTTGCGCGAAGGCCGAGCAGTCGAACGAACGACTCGAGGAAGCCTGGCTGGAGTGCATCGCGAAGTAGAGGTAGACTACCGACATGGACGCCGTGAGGGCGCTCGACATCGTAGCCGGCTGACTATCCGATGAGCCGGAAACCAGGGGCCCCTCATGGCGGACTTTCACAACTACGGAACAAGCTCGAAGGCGAAGCTCCTAACGTGTCACGACGAGATCGTTCTCGTCATGACCGAGGCGCTCAAGATGACGCCGCCCTCGATCGACATCACGATCGTCCACGGCTTCCGCGACAAGCCGACCCAGAACGGCATCGACCCGCGCTTCACGAATAAACGATGGCCGGCGTCTTATCACAACGCCGAGGACGAGGCCGGCGAGCCTTGCTCGGACGCTTGCGACTTCGCGCCCTACATCACCCTCCCGAGCGGCAAGAAGGGGATCCCGTGGAAGGACGTCTCGCTCTTCGCCTACGTCGCCGGCATCATCCAGGCGGCGGCCTCAAAGCTCAAGATCCCGATCACCTGGGGGAACGACTTCGACCGCGACGGCTCGACCGAAGACTCGACCCTCGCCGACGTCGGTCACATCCAGCGAACGAACGCGGCGCCCAGGCCGCCGGCGGAGGATTAGATGAAGAAGATCTCGGAACACGGAGCCGGCGCCCAGATCGGGATCATCCTCGCGATCATGACGTTCTTCTTCGGCGTCGGCGGCTCGTTCATGCTCTGGGCCGCGGACGCGAAGATTGACGAAAAATACGCGACCGACTCGGATCTCAAGGCGGTCCAGGAGACGGTCTCGAGCCAGGTCACGATCATCACGACGACCGTCCAGGAGAACACCCGGACCGTCAAGGCGACGAGCTCATCGGTCGACGGTCTCACGCTGGTCGTCCTGGGTCTCCAGATCTCGGACCTCGAGGCGGAGATCGCCGCGCTCGAGCGGGAGAAACGGAAGG